TGATACGCATATTAAATTGTCAGGGTCTATTACTTTATCAGTCATGTTTATAATATCATCAATAGTGATAGGCTCGAGATGATGAATGATAATACCTTTGAATATTGGTCTGTCCTTGCATCCAAGGTCTCCCCCGTCATCCCGTAATATCACCTGTCTTCTGATACTTTCCCATTCTTTTGACTCATAAAATCTCTGATTCAAATATCTATGACAGCCGAATGTGAGTTCAGCAACGCCTCCGCCTATATACGCATACTTAAGTCGCTCCTCGAATGACGGTATCCGTATGAGTTCTGAGTAAGTTCTCATTCAAACGTCTCCACAATTATCACTCATTAAGAGCGAGTGACTTTACTAATTTTACCATTAATCAGAGATGCCACCATGTTTGCGTCATCTTCCGTATTAAACTCTTTGTCGATATAGACACGGTAAAACGTTTTAGTTTTCGAAGGTGTAGTCTGTGTACTTTTGGAATATCCGTTAAGTCCTTTCTGACGGACAAGTGAAGGATAATTAGTGTAGGCTACGTTAAGGTCAACGTTACCGTTTATGCCTGGTACCTGTCCCTTATCAGACCTTTGCCACAGACCATACTGACCCGTGTAAGTACACTGATTATTCCACTGAGCTACCCAGACAGCGTATTTATTAGCTACTTCTGGAGTAATGTGAGTTGTCAGAACAGATTTCGATGTATAGAAACCTGCCCAGTATCCTGCATTTTGAAGTGTCTTACAGAAAATATCAACCATCGCTGAGCAGTTTGCCTTACCTGTCTTCAGCGGATACGAGTTCTGTGAGGGGTCATCTTCAAGGTCATAGTAAATAGGGTAATCGAATTTCTTGCCTCGGATGTACTCTATACAAGCCTTAGCCTCTTTCTCAGCACCCTCTACCGTGTTAGCATATGTAAACCAGTATGCGCCAACCATAACACCCGCAGCAGTAGCGTCGTAGTAATACTGTTCAAACTTGGGGTCTTGATTCTGTCTGTATCCAGCTCTGAGGATTGCAAATGAATATCCTGCTGATTTTACCTTATTAAAGTCAACATTACCATTCCATCTGGATAGGTCTACTCCATATGCAGTAGCTTCCATAAATATCACCGTCCTTTATGCTATACCATGTTTTACTCTGTCTTTAAGTTCAGCTAGTTTTGCATCGTTCCAGCGGTTTATGTCGTTAGTAAGGTATCCTGTTATGCGAGCCAGTCTAAAAAATGGCATAACATGATAGTCTACATTCAGCCATTCACCGTCAATAGTAACTGTAGCGTGGTCACAGCCTTTTATCGCCTCTGCTTTTTCTGTGATGAGCTGTTCTTCATCAGGAGAAAGTGTACCATTTTTAACTGTTATTGTTATCATCTTTCTTATCCTCCGAATGAGCAGCATCTGTAAGTCCTTCTGACAACATATAGCCTATCACAGTTGCGCCAGCCATAATGAGAGCTGATATTCGTTCTGCTTTTTCACTATCACCAGTACAGTAAATTATTAGCATAGTAACAAAAGCAGCAATCGCCATCCACAGCTTTCGTGATGTGAGTTTAGTTTTCCAGTCTCTCATAAATATCACCTTCTTTAAATAGAGCTATTCCATAAAGGTACAAGAGTAGTCCAGTTAAAAGACCCTACGTGGTCCGCAGCTGTACCGACTTAAGCGTGTAGGGTTCATAAACCGGTAGAGACATTTATGTCCTTACCTTTTTTCGCTTTCTTTGATATGCTTTAAAAGATAATAGATTCCCCATAAAATCAACACAAGGATTATCCTAAAGCAATGAGTATCATCATTATTGTTTATAGCATACGCAAAACAAGGGAGAGCAACTAAGGACAGTATTACAAACTGTATAAAAAACCGTGTCATCTAATAAAAGCCCTTTCATCCAATAGCTTCGCATACACGCTCCTGATATGCTGTATTGCAAGTATGCAAGCTGAGTTCTTATAATCAGGATGTTTCTCACAGTAATTCTCGTATGTATCTATTTCTTCCAACGTTTGCTGAAAATACTCCCGTGAATGATGTATGCCGTTTATCAACTCGTCATCAAACCTGAGTATTCTCGTCCTTGCATTAGTAGCCGATGATGTGTCAACCCTATCTGACACTTCCTGCACTAAAGCCGTAAGCCTGTCAAGTTTCTCGTTCGTGCGGTCTTTACGGTTTATGAGGTACTGTAAAAGTCCCCACAAACCGCTTGAAGCCATGACCGCTCCGATTATTGCTATAACTGTTTCAGCGCTCATAGCTGTACCCATGCGCCTGACTTTTTATAATACTCACCAACCACAAGCGCTTCCGCTGTTGTATACTCAAAATCCACTGCATAAACGGCGGTATTGTCGGACGTTGCAGGTCTGTATGTCCCCCCACCGTATCTGCCGTTTAGCACTGTAAGACCTTTACCGATAGTTCCAAGTCTAACATTGTCTATATTATAGTATCTGCCCTTTGTGCCGTTAAGCACTATGTATATGCAGTATGTACCAGCTGTAAGCTGTACTGGTGTAGACAGGGTAAGTTCGTTGTTCCCTGACACACCGCCGATAGTGTCACTCTCGTAAAGCACTTCTGCTTCTGTGCCGATGCAAAACTTAAAGTCCGAAGAGCCTGAGAGAAGCGCACTCATCTTTGTTATGCTTATGTCTGTTGACACAGTAAAGTCCCAACCTATCCATGTCTGTCCACTGTTTGAGGCTGATAGTCCTGCATCGTCATAAGCCTTGAAAGTGGTATCACGCTTGTAGTAGTAATCACCGTTTTTGCCGAGACTTGCAGAGGGATTATTTGTACCGACATATATACCAGTGTCGACACTAACTGGAGAATATCCAAACACACCAGTAGGAGCGGTATAAGTGCCATTCTCGGTTACACTTAAAGCTACAGGAGCAATGCCCTCTACATAATCTTCAAGGTCATTAAGCTGTTGTCTTGCTTCTGCATCCTTGACGTACTTACCGTCAATGTTTGTGAAATACTGTGTATTCCCGCTCCTAAGACCTTTCGTTTGAGGTCTTTTCGTGTTAATCATGGGGGTGAGTTCTTCTTTTGCCTCAAAATCCATTTTATCATCTCCTTATTTTTGTTTCAGGCAATATCTGCATCCATTTTCATCATCTTTCATACTTTTCTTTATTCGTCTGATACCATAATGCACGCCTCTGTTTGGTATAGCTGAATAAGTATCTGCTATGAAGTTTTTAATGAGTATCGGCTCTATGATTTGCAATATTGCCCAGTGACATATTCTGTCAGGAAAATATGGCAGTTTTGATATTACCCTCTCTTCTTTTGACTTTTCTGTTTTGGTGAATGTAACATATTGTGATGTACGATATGTCTTGTTTTTCAGCATATCTTGAAGTATACGAAGATAATAATCAGGGTCTTTGTTTATCATCTTCACTTCCTGATACCAACCTTTACCCTTGCTTGCGTTCTTGTGTGCAAGACGTAAGTTCTCTATATCATACACCTTTTCATATAAATGATTTACTCTTTTCATACTAATACTGCTGAGCGTTCGCCGCTAATGGTTACTAACACAGTTGTTTGTACCTGCCCATAGGGTCTTATATGTTTTGCCAAGTGGCATGGCTAAATTGGTGTCCGTGTAATTAGTTTGTGAGCTGACAACTGATATTACGATTACGATTACCTGAACTATTATTCAAATTTCAATAGTAACTGCCTGCATTAGCTGAATTATTCCAATTACTGCTGAGAATAGCAACTTGTTTGTATATCAGAGCCTACAATTTAGCCAAATTTATTTAAGGTGCATATGTGAGCCGACAACCGACATTACGACCACGAGTACCCGAACTACTATTCAAAGCCCAACAGCAACCGCCCGCATAAGCCGAATAAGACCAATAACCGCCGAGAAGAGCAACCCTGTGCCCATTAAGATTTGCAGTTACATAGGTGTAGTCTCCCACAGGTAATGTTGTGCTTGCACCTTGTCCTGTCTTACTTGTCAAAAACAGATAGTCATATTTTGACCCGCCATAGCCAAAATACTTGATATAGTTGTTCTTGTTAGTAACAGTGAATCCAGTGCTTTCATAATTGTCTGTAATTTTGTTGTCTGCATATTGTTCGTCAGTACAGATAAACGCTTCACCGCCACCGTTATTATAAGCACCGTATAAGTTAATACCTTCTGTGAATTTCCAGATGTTTCCAAAGAAGTTTTCAATACCTCTGTAAGATACTGCAACTTTACCATTGGTAGTCTGTGATGCGCCTGTATAATCTATTGTAGATGAAGCCGAACCGCTCGAATTGCCAAGACTTGCAGTAGAGCCTATAAAACTTGCACAGTTCTCAGCCGAGTTATCTGTTATAGTTGTAACACCACTACCGCCAGTTGCTTGCCAGTTAAAACAAGCATATTCAATAGCATTAAGCAACTGTATTGCAGATACAAACTGAATGGTTTGCTGTTGCCATCCTGTTCCTCTGTTCTGAGCGAGTATCGTGCAGTTGTGCCTTGTCAGACTATTGCTTGATGTCTTACCACTTGCGGGTTTTGCTCCTGCTGTTACAGTAATAGTTACGTCTTGACCAGTTGCCCTGTCCTTGTATGTATACTCTCTTGTAAATGTCCCGCCTATACTTGACAGTTTATCACCTGTCTCTGCTGTGACATTTGCTACCTGTTCGTCATTAAGCAGATATTTGCTTTCCGACACATCATACAAACAGCCCTCGTTAGCGGATATATATGCCTTTGCTCTTTCTGTGCCGTCAGGTCGTATAAACAGTGGATGTGTCTTGAAACCGATATGCTTGTGTGGGCTTACGAACCACCAACCTTTGACTATGTGATAGCCTTTAAGACCGAGTTCAGTTATCTCATGCCACTTTGCAGGGGTAAACTCTGCATCCGAGTTGGCTGTGATACAAGCATAATAGCTATTTTGATAAGTTACTACTGCGCCCACAGTGTAGCTTGTACCACTTGCCCATGCCGTTGCTTCATAGTCATCCCACGACTGCGTTCTGAGTGTCACAGGAACAAATCTATAATAGAATTTGGGTATTTCTACCATCACTTGTCCTGCCGTGCCATCTTCAATATATCCAGCATCGCCGTAGTAAGCCACAACTGTGCCATCGTCTGCCAGTATACACCGCTTCATGTCTTTCCACGGGCTTATGTTGTCAAAGTCATCGGAATACAAGCCTTTTGCCGCACATAGTCTTTTGCCGACATTGTACCCTGCATCAAAGTCAAATTCTAAGCCGTATATATCATCATATCCGACATAATCCTTTATGTCTTGAATACCATCACGAAGCACAGTGTCCTTGACATAAACGTTGTTTATATTCGTAAAGTCTGCCATTTTATCACCTCTACGAAACCGTCACTGTGCCTGTTGTGGGGAGTGTACCAGCACTGAATGTAAAACTTTCTGTCGTGCTGTCGTATGTCAGTGACGGAAGTGTGCCGACAGTTGTTACCGCTGTGCCTGTTGCACTTGACTTGTATGCCAAATCACCCAGTCCAACTCTATCGCCGAGCAAATTCCACTGAGTACCGTCAAATATAAATTCCTGTGTGTTGTATATCGCAAAATCACCGCTCACCGCTGTAACATCGTTTCCGTCAACGGTTATCGGGTTAGTCGTTGCTCCGTCTGTCAACGCTGTTGTAGTTCTGTAAATATTGGCTGATGTACCACTACCACCTCCTTTGCCAGTCACCTTAAAAGGGCAGTCAGAATAATTCTGTGCGTGTACCTCAACGGTATTAGAACCGTCAGCCGCTTTGATGTATGCTTTGCTCTGTGCGGGTGCTTGCGGTAAAGTCAGCCTTGCTACCTCTCCTGCTTTGAGAAGTGTTACATCATCCGCACTTGCTACAATGCCGCTGTGTGCGCAGATGTAGCAGTCATTCTCACCAAAGTTCCTGAACCACATAAACTGATAAGTTGCATTAAACTCAACTGCACTTTCCGTTGTGGTCGCTGTTATCGTTTTTACATTTGCCATATAAATCACCTCAACTATTTTTTACTTTCCATCGTGGATTTTGTGTCTGTGTGTCTATATATTGCGATATGTCCGTTGTTTTTGTATCTGTGGATACTACATATCCCTGTCCCCACTGATACATAGTGTGTTCTGTGTCACAACGTATAGTGCCATTCGTTTTGTCAATTTTTATGAGTATGACCTTAAAATATTTTTGTGGGTTCGGGTCATCAACATTATACGACTGCCCTGACGAGATTATAAGTGTTGTCACTACAAGCCCGTTTTCATCTATTATATCAAGTCTCGGTTCAAAGGTGTGGTTAGCTACAACATCATAAGTGATAGTCTTGCTTACGGGTATATGGGTATCTGCATTTCTGTCGTATATATAGTAATCAAAATGATAAGTATTGCCCTCTAAATAAAGCGGGTCAAGCCCTATAACTTCATATATCAAACTATCATCGACATCATCAGAAAACGTATAACCGCAGTCCTGCACATCAACGACCACAGTATTGTATCCGTCTAAGTTATCACTGCTTGCTGTATATGTGCCGTTGTGTATAATAAACTTTGGACCGACATTTGGTGATACATCAACAGTCACGCTTGAAAATCCGTCCAGTGGCGGGCTTTCTGCACTTGCAGGATATGTCCCATTTATTGTGATTCTTTTAGCGTCGAGTGCTACGCTTGCTTCACCGTCTATATATCCCTCTTGATATATAATGTCATGCACTATTGGTATTTCATCAGAAGGACATTCACCAGCCTGTGGGTCGTAGTTCGGGTCATACTGCTGTAAGGCTTCAACCACATCTTCCCAACATTCCTGCATATCGGATACTTGCTGTTGCAGTTCTTCTATATCTTCTTTCACACCGCTTAAATTCACAGTAAAATAATCATAACCCTCAAGCTCTGGATTTTCGCTATGTGGGTCATAATTGAATATACCACCAACAGAACTCTGTATATTAGAGGTCGTTATTGTAACACTTTTAGAATCCAATGGCAAATCAACCGTGAAAATAGAATATCCGTCTTTTGGGGGATTAAATATTTCTCCAGTATCAGG